TGCGGTTTACTTCGGCTTGACTGCGAATGAGATCGCTGCTTTTGGCGGCTTGACTGTGGCAATTATTGGCCTCGTGGTGACCTGGTATTACAAACACCAATCCTTGAAAATTTTGAGGAAATCAATCTAAGGCTCAAATGATTGATCCCTTCACCGCCCTAGCGGCAGTCTCCACCGCAGTCAAGCTGGTCAAGAAGACCATTGCTGTTGTACAAGACGTCGAGAGCTTGGGGCCGGCGCTGGGTAAATACTTCTCAGCAAAGGCCGACGCCATTGCGGTGGTTAAAAAGGGCGGCTTCTCAGGCTCTGCCAAAGGTCAAGCCATTGAGCTTGAGATGGCTATCGAGGCGCAGCGTGAGTTTGAGGAGCAGCTTAAGGGCTTGTTCTTCTCGTCCAACAAAATGGACATCTGGATGAAGATCAAGGCCCGCGCTACCGAGATGGAAGCCGAAGCCGCCCGAGCCGTCGCCGCTAGTAAACGCGCTGCTGCCAAGAAGAAACAGGCTGACAAGGAAGCCGTTGAGTTGGCTTTGGTCATCTTCGTCACGGTCTTGATCTTTGCGCTGGTGTCGTGGGTCAGCTATGAAGCCATTCTATTGCATGAAGTTTGGCTGTGGCTAAAGATGGCTGGAAAGAAACACGCGAAGGGTTTGACAAGTGGATCAAGTTCACCTGCAAGGTTGCCATTGCGTGGATATGCATGAACATCGTCGCGGTGCTACCTGACGCACTGGCGGACAAGATTGTGAACAAGCTGCTTGGGATGTTTGGACTGTAAAGGAGTGACTATGGACTGGCTCAAACAAATTGCACCGACGATTGCAACCGCGCTGGGTGGCCCGCTGGCTGGCATGGCTGTGTCTGCCATCTCCAAGGCTATCGGCGTTGACCCCAGCGAGGTGGGCGACCTGATCTCAAGCAACAAGCTCTCGGCGGAACAGATCGCTCAAGTCAAGATCGCTGAGATAGAGCTCCAGAAGCAGGCCAACGACCTCGGCCTGAACTTTGCCAAGCTGGAGGTTGACGACAGGAAGTCTGCGCGGGACATGCAAGCTGCAACCCGATCCCTGATGCCGCCCGTGCTGGCCGGTGCCGTGACCATAGGCTTCTTCAGCATCATGGTGATGATGTTCTTTAACCAGATCGACAGCAGCAACCCGGCTATTCTGATGATGCTTGGCTCGCTGGGAACTGCATGGACAGGCATTATTGCCTACTACTTCGGCTCCTCGGCAGGCTCACAGGCCAAGACCGAGATGATCTCCAAAGCTCCTGCAATCAGATAAGGTAAAAAATGAGTGGATCAATCGCACTGGCGCTGGCTAAGCTGAAGATCGACATCAAGTGGCTGGAGCCGCTGGAGGAAACCTTTCACCGCTACGAGATCAACACGCCTGCCAGACAGGCTGCGTTCATTGGTCAATGTGCCCACGAGTCGGCCAACTTCACCAAGCTCGAAGAAAACATGAACTACAGCGCTGAAGGCCTGATGAAGACGTGGCCTAGCCGGTTCCCGACGCTAGAGTCCGCTCAGCCCTATCACCGCAACCCAGAGAAGATCGCCAACAAGGTGTACTCGGGCCGCATGGGCAACGGCAACGAGGAATCCGGCGAGGGGCATCTGTACCACGGACGTGGAATTCTCCAATTAACTGGCAAAGACAATTACACTCTAGCTGGGGATGCGCTGCTGCAAGACTTTATCCACTCCCCCGACCTGATACTGGCCCCGCGCTGGTCTGCACTGACGGCGGGCTGGTACTGGAACAAGCGCCAGCTCAACAAGGAAGCCGACGCCAAGGACTACCTAACGATGACCAAGAAGATTAATGGCGGTATGATTGGACTTGACGATCGGGTGGCGCATATCCAGCACGCTCAGGAAGTCCTCGCCGCGTAAGGAGCCCCCGTGCCGCTACAAAAGATACTGTTCAAGCCCGGAGTCAACCGAGAAAACACGCGCTACACGTCCGAAGGCGGTTGGTACGAGGGCGACAAGATCCGGTTTCGCCAAGGCACGCCTGAAGTTATCGGGGGCTGGGAGCGTATTTCCGGCTTTACTTTCTTGGGCGTGTGCCGTTCGCTGTGGAACTGGATAGCGCTGGGCGGTCTTAACTTGTTGGGCGTGGGCACCAACTTGAAGTTTTACATTGAGCGCGGCGGCGCATACAACGACATCACCCCTTTGCGCGTTACCCGCACGCTAGGATCAAATCCCTTTGCGATAACGGCTTCTCCGGTAGCCACAGTAACGGACACAGCGCATGGCTGCGTTACGGGCGATTTTGTTACCTACAGTGGGGCCGTTGACATAGGCGGGGTTGGTACGAACGTCACAGCAGCGGTGCTCAATCAAGAGTTCCAAGTCACAGTTTCAAACTCCAACACCTACACAATAACGCTCTCCGTTACGCCCAATGCAACGGCAATAGCAGGCTCTCCGGGCGGCGGCGCATCCGTAGTGGCGGCGTACCAGATCAATGTTGGCCCTGCCGAGGTTGTGCCGCTTGTGGGCTGGGGTGGCGGCGCTTGGGGCAGCGGCGTTTGGGGGACGGGCGGCACCTCACTTAGCAGCTTGCGCTTGTGGAGCCAAGTCAATTACGGCGAGGATCTTGTTTTTGCGCCGCGTGGCGGCGGTCTGTATTACTGGGACGCCACGTCCGGCGTCGGTTCGCGTGGAGTCTTGCTTAGCAGCTTGGGCGGCACCGCCACCATTACCATCGCCTCGCCTGCGGTTGTCACAGCAACCGTTTTGTATACAGAAGGTGCTGCGATTGAGTTCGCCACCACCGGGGCGCTTCCCACAGGCATAGTGGCTGGAACGACGTACTACGTCTTCAATGTGAGCGGATTGACGTTCCAGCTTCTCGACGCGGCGGGCAATGTCGTAAACACCTCGGGCTCGCAGTCCGGCACGCAGACCATAACCGCTGTGGATATCCCCGTCGTATTGAACTCGTTCACGGTGTCGGACACTTCGCGCTTCGTGCTGGCCATGGGCTGCAACGACTACGGCTCTACTGTGCTGGACCCCCTGCTGATCCGCTGGTCGAACCAAGACGACGTGTACAACTGGACACCCGACGCTACCAATCAGGCAGGGTTTACACGCCTGTCCCACGGCTCTGAGATCATCACGTCTATACAAGCCCGCCAAGAGATCGTGGTGTTCACGGACTCCGCGCTCTACTCGCTCCAGTATTTAGGCCCGCCCTATGTCTGGCAGTCGCAGCTACTCGGGGACAACATCTCGATCGTGAGCCCGAATGCCGTTGCCTTGGCGTCAGGCATAACGTTCTGGATGGGCGTGGACAAGTTCTACTCCTACGATGGCCGTGTCAGCACGCTTAACTGTAGCCTGCGCCGGTACGTGTTTTCGGACTTCAACAAGGCGCAGAAAGACCAAGTGTTTTGCGGCACTAACGAAGGCTTCAACGAAGTCTGGTGGTTCTACTGCTCAGCCAATTCCAATGTGGTCGACCGCTACGTTGTGTACAACTATCTGGAAAACATCTGGTACTACGGCACCATGCAGCGTACGGCGTGGCTAGACTCTGGACTTAGGGATTACCCGCAGGCAGCTACGTACAGTAACAACATCGTGGACCAAGAAAACGGATTGAACGACAACGAGACCGGCACGCCTGTTCCCCTGAGCTCTTACATCTCGTCTGCTGAGTTTGACATTGGCGACGGCCACAACTTCGGGTTTGTCTGGCGCGTCCTGCCGGACTTGACCTTCCAGAACTCGACCAACAACGGCAGCACCGCACCGCAGGTCACCATGACCCTGTACGGTCTGTACAACTCAGGATCAGGCGCTGTTGATAGTGCCGGACAAGCCGTGCTCAAGGGGTCGTCGTACACCATCACCGAAGAGTTCACGGGTCAGATCTACACGCGGGTGCGTGGGCGGCAGATGATTATCAAGGTGGAGTCCGCCCAGCTCAATACGGCTTGGCAGCTTGGCGCTCCCCGGATCGACATCAGGGCTGACGGCAGGAGATGACCCATGGCTGAACTAAACGCAACCCCACCCAACCTGCCGCTGGCCCCGGCGGAGTACGAGCGCCGGTATCAAGACCAGCTCAATAACGTGCTGCGGCTTTTCTTTGCGCAGATATCCAATCCCGGCGACATCGGCGGGGCTACGCTAAACCTGAGTATTGAATATCTACCAACGGACGCAGACCTGCCCAATTTACGGGTCGGGGACGTGTTTCGGGATACCACAACAGGCGTTGTCGCCAACACGCAGGTACTTCGCATAAAGACCGCCCCGTGATACCATCAACAGAACCCCATTTTAAGAGGCAGCTATGAGCCTTCACGTACTAGCCGGACACATGGCGGCAAAGGGCCGTGGCCCAGACTCGATGCTTGTGCATATGGCACCAAGCGAAGTCAAAAAACTTCAAGAAATCGCAATGGCCCACGGGGGCTCTCTCACGCTTAATCCCGACACGGGACTGCCTGAAGCTGGGTTTCTGAAAGACGTATTTAAAGCCGTTGCGCCTATGGCGCTTGGTGCGGTGCTTGGCCCTGCCGGATTTGGTTTATCGACCATCATGGCGGGCGTCGCCACCGGGGGTATTACCGCGCTTGCTACGGGCAGTCTGTCACGCGGTCTCATGGCTGGTCTAGGCGCGTACGGTGGTGCAGGGCTGGGCGAGTCTTTGATGGGCGCAGGCACTGGCGCTATGGCCGCGTCTGATCTCGCCGCACAGCAAGCTGCGGGGAGCTTCCCAACACTGGCCGAAGGTGCTTCGGCGGAACAGATCGCCAAGTACACCACTGACGTAGGCGCGGCACGCACTGCTGCACTTAGCAAAGCAGGTAGCGCAGGCTTCATGGACAGAGCGTCAGCAGGGCTTGGGCAGATGGCAAGCAACCCCGGCATGTACGGCAAAGACCTGCTCCAGTTTGGTGGCGCTGCTGCCGCATCGGCCATGCCTACCACTACTACACAAATGCCCACAACGCCGCAGTCCGATGCGTACGTTCGCCCCAAGCGCTTTGATCGGTTTAGCCAGACGTACGAGGACCTAGCGCCCGTAAAGGCGTCTGAGTTTGGTAGCCGTGGTTTTGCTGGCGGCGGCATCGTGGCCTTAGCTGAAGGCGGGGGTGTCCCTATTGCAGCGCCCCGTATGACCATGGAGCAGTTGCGTAACAACTACGCAGCCAGCGGCGGCAAGTCCGGCTATACGCCGTATATTCCGCCAACCATGGAAGCGTTCAACACCAAGTACACCAACACGGGTGGCTCAAAGCAAGCGTACGACTACTTGATGGGCAAAGGCGTCTCGACGCTGGTGCCGTACACACCCACAGGCGAGATTGCTAAACCCTACGGCGAAGCCGTGATGGGCATGCCGGTGAACACAAACACCAAGTACATCTACGACCCCGTCACGCGCACATACAAGCTGAACCCGAACTACCAAGAGCCAAAAACGGCTACCGAAAAAGCTGCTGCAAAACCCGCCGAGAAAGCTGTGGCTGAAAAAGCCGCAGCAGAGGCAATAGCAAAAGCCGGAGGGGCAGCCAGTGGTGCTGGGGGCGGGGATAGCGGTGGTGGTGGCGGTGGTGGCTACGACTACAGCAATTTTGCGCCTAGTTATGAAGGCGACCCGAACTCACTGACGAACGGGCTGATCTCCGCGCTGATTGGCCGACAAGACCCAACAAACGTTCCTGTCTCAGACTACAGCACGTACTCACCGGGCTACGTCAGCGAGCAAAACGACTTAGACCAACAGTACAGCATGGGCAATCCCAACACCATGGGCTACTCGCCGGGTGAAATTGCCGCTATGCAGGCACAAGACGCTGCGTACAGTATGGGCAACCCGGACACGCTGGGCTACTCACCCGGTGAAATTGCCGCTATGCAGGATCAAGACGCCGCGTACAGTATGGGCAACCCCGGCGAGAGCGCTGCTGAAAATACGGGGTACACAGGCACTAGTTCCGAAACAGGTGTTGGTAACCCCGGCGAGAGTTACGGCGGTTATGGCGGCACCAGCAGCGACACAGGTATCGGTAACCCCGGCGAAAGTTACGGCGGCGGCGGCATCATCCCTGTCGGTTACGCAATGGGCGGGCTCGGCTCGCTGGGCGGTTACTCTGATGGCGGCAGGCTCCTCAAAGGCCCCGGTGATGGCGTGAGTGACTCCATCCCAGCAACAATCCGTGGCCCAACAGGCAAGCAACCCGCACGCCTTGCCGATGGTGAGTTCGTGGTTCCGGCCCGCATCGTCTCTGAGTTGGGTAACGGATCGACCGAGGCTGGCGCTCGCAAGCTGTACGCCATGATGGATCGCATTCAGGCCAACCGCAAAAAGTCGGTGGGCAAAGACAAAGTGGCCGTCAACAGCCGCGCCGAAAAACACCTGCCAGCGTAAGGAGCCATCATGGCCGATCCAAAACAAGTCAATTACACGCAAACCACCATCCCTGACTACGCCAAGCCGTACGTTGAGGACTTGCTGGGGCAGTCGCAAGCGCTGACCGATCTCTCGCAAAACCCGTACATGCAGTACCAAGGCGATCGGGTCGCGCAGTACTCCCCGTTGCAGCAGCAGTCCTACGAGAACGCGACCATGATGCAGGGCGCTCCACAGCTCCAAGATGCGTCTGCGGTAGCTGGGACGGCAGCGCTGGGTGCCATGAATACGAACTACCAGTTCGACCCCTACGCCACGCAGAGTTTTACCTCACCGGGTACGGCGCAGCAGTACATGTCGCCCTATATGCAGAACGTCGTGGACGTTCAAATGCAGCAGGCCAAGCGCCAAGCGGACATCGCAGCACAAACCCAGCAAGCCCAAGCCACCCGAGCCGGTGCGTTTGGCGGTGGCCGCGACGCCATCATGCGTTCTCAAGGTAACTCCGAGTTGCAGCGCACGCTGGCAGGTATCCAAGCTACGGGCTCCCAGAATGCGTTCCAGCAAGGCACGCAGCAGTTCAACGCCGAGCAGCAAGCCCGTCAAGCAGGGGCCAATCTAAACGCTCAGCAAGGCCAGTACGGTGCTGGTCTCGGCTTGCAAGGACTCCAGACGGCGTTGACAGGCGCTAAAACGCTGGGCGATATTGGCGCGACCCAGTATCAGCAGAACATGGGCATCAACCAGCTTCAGAACCAGTACGGTTTGCAGCAACAGCAGCAAGCGCAGAACGTGCTCAACACGCAGTTCCAAGACTATCAAAACTACCAGAACTACCCATACAAGCAGCTCGGCTTTATGTCTGACATGCTTCGGGGACTTCCGCTGACACAGCAGTCGTCGAGTATTTACCAGCAGCAGCCGTCTGCCATATCGCAAATAGCTGGACTGGGCACCGCCGCGCTGGGCTTCGGTAAGCTCGCAGGCATGAAAGAAGGCGGCTCCGTTAACAGCGCCGGGTTAGCAGATCTGGCCATGATGAAGATTGGGGCGTAAAAATGATTGCAGGACTGGGCAGCACCAACAAGCTCTCTGACCAACTGGCTACGGTGCCAGACAATATGTTGCCGCGCATGGCGCAGCAGTACAAGCAAGACGCCATCACGCTGAGCATGATCCTGAGCGAGAAGAACCGCCGGGACCGTATCCGTCAGTCAGGCACGATGCAAGCTCAGCCGCAGCCCAAAGTAAACGACGCTGTAGTTGCCAGCATGCAGCCCCAGATGCAGCAAATGCCCCAAGGCCAAGCGCAAGCCATGCCCGAAGATACAGGTATCGCCCAACTTCCCGCAGGCAACATGAACTTTGCAGACGGCAGCGTCATTTCGTTTGCTGATGGCGGAGTTGCTCGCTTTGATATCGGTGGGGAAGTAGATGCCGCTCGTGCTCGGCGTCAAGCGGCAC